AACCAGTATGCGCAACTTCTTGCTGAAAAAGATGCTGACAAAAGAAATCTTCTTAAAGTAGACTTAGGTGGTGGGATCAATAGTAGGCCTGGATATTTGACTATTGATATTCAAGATGCAGATATTAATGTGAATTTGGATGATGGCATTCCATTGCCTGATAACAGTGTAGGTGTAATTAATGCAAGTCACGTTATTGAACATTTGCATGATAAAACATATACCATGCAAGAAATCCACAGAGTACTCGCTCATGGCGGTTGGGCATTTATAGAAGTACCAAGTACAGATGGTAGAGGTGCATTTCAAGACCCTACTCATGTTAGTTATTGGAACGAAAACAGTTTCTTATACTATACTAATTCTTATTTGGCAAACTTTATTAGGAACAAAGATATACGTTTCCAAGAATTCAGAAGAGAAACTTGGTTTCCTAATGATTGGTTGAAGAATATGAATGTTTGTGTAACTACTTGGTGGGGTGTAGCAAACAAACCAGGTGGAAAAAGACTTCCTCACAGGTTAGAAATCTAACATTTACATATCTCCTAAATAGTTATAAACTTAGGAGATTTTTATGGCGGTCCCAGCAACAAGAGCTGAATTTGCAGAATACTGTCTTCGTAAATTAGGTAAACCTGTAATAGAAATCAACGTCGATTCAGATCAAGTAGAGGATCGTATCGATGAGTCTTTAAAATATTATTATGATTATCATTTTGATGGATCAGAAAGAATATTTTACAAACACGAAGTCACAGCAAATACAAAAACTGACAAATATATTACTCTTCCTGAAAATATCATAGGCGCTGTTAGGATATTCCAAATTGGTGATCCTTCAATGAAATCTAGTGATATGTTTAACATTAGATATCAAATAGCACTTAACGATCTTTATCAATTAACTACTGTTTCATTGATACCCTACTATATGGCAATGCAACATCTTGGAACTATCACTGAGTTGCTTGTAGGCCAACAACCAATAAGATATAACAGACATACTAATAAATGTTATGTAGATATGGATTGGACTAAAATAAACGTAGGGGAGTTTTTGTTAATTGAGGCATACGAGGTAATAAATCCTGAAACATATGCTGATGCTTGGGGTGATCGTTGGTTACAACACTACTGTACTGCTAAGATAAAATATCAATGGGGAACTAACCTAACGAAATTTACTGGAATGCAGCTTCCAGGAGGAGTTCAGTTTAATGGTGAAAAGATTTTAGACGATGCAAAAACAGAGATAGAAAAACTAGAAGAAGAAATGATAACCAGTTACTCACTACCAGTAATGGATATGATAGGCTAGGAGATATAACTTGGCAACTAATTTCTTTTTCAACAATTTCTCTTCTTCAGCAGAACAAGATTTAATAAGCGATCTAGTACTTGAGTCTATAAAAATTTATGGACTAGATGTTTATTATATTCCTAAGACTGAAGTTAACAAAGATAAAATTTATGGTGAGGATTCTTTAGTTGAATATAGTAAATCGTATTTGATTGATATGTATGTAAAAAATGTAGATGGATTTGAAGGTGAAGGAGATTTTCTTTCTAAGTTTAATATTGAAATACGTGATCAAATTACTTTTACAGTATCAAAAAGAAATTTTGAGGCCGAAATTAGCAGAGAAGAGGTCGGTATAACAAGACCAAGAGAAGGTGATTTAGTTTATTTTCCATTAAATAAAAAAATATTTCAGATAAAATTTGTAGAGCATGAGCCCGTATTTTATCAAATTGGTTCTCTTCAAATGTATGATTTAAAATGTGAGTTATTTGAATATAGCAATGAAACTTTGAATACTGGAATTAATGACATTGATAAACTTCAAACATCATATTCTACTTCCATGAATATTTTCGCTGTCAAAAATGAAGATGGTTCAGTTTTAGTTGATGAAGATGGTTATGCTATAGTTACAGAAGAATTTGATATCGAGTCTCAAGATACTTTATCAGATAATCAAGATATACAGAATGAAGCTGATAGTATCCTCGATTTTACAGAATCAGATCCTTTTAGTGAAAATGGTACATACTAGGAGTATTTAAAATTTTTGGACATACATTTTACCATAACACTATAAGAAAATATGTGGTTTTGTTTGGTACTTTATTTAATGACGTCTATATTAATAGACCAAATCCAAATACAGGTATCATAAACACAATAAAGGTTCCACTTTCTTACAGCCCTAAAGAAAAGATGTTAGCTAGAATTGATGGTGATCCTAACTTAGCTAGGCCTGCCATTGTTCTTCCAAGAATGGGATTTGAATTAACAAATATAAGTTATGCCTCTGAAAGAAAATTAAACACATTACAAAAAAATTTAGCTGTTAGCACAACTGATAAAGATATATTAAAATATCAATACATGCAAGTACCATACGATTTTAATTTTACGTTAAATGTTGCTGTGAAAAATGCTGATGATGGAACAAGGATATTAGAGCAAATACTGCCATTTTTTACTCCTAGTTGGAATACAACAGTAGAATTAATCCCTGAAATGGGAATTAAATTAGATATACCAGTTATTTTAAATTCAACAAGTTCAGAAGATACATATGAAGGTGACTTCATTAATAGAAGGGCTCTTACATGGACATTGAATTTTACATTAAAAGGATATGTTTTCGGACCTGTAAAATCTGGTGAAGTAATAAAACTAGCGAATACAAATTTTTATGATACAACAATATACGATAACATTGATAACGCAGTTGGTAATGCAGATGTAATTTCCTCGGTCGATGTAGAGCCTGGGTTGCTTGCAAATGGTTCACCAACTTCTAATTCTTCTTTAACTATTAGTGTGGACCAAATAGATGCAAACGATAACTATGGATTCATCGTCACAAAAACCTGATGTTATAGCAAATACTTTAGATCTTGTTCCTTTAAAAGATACTAAAGAAAATAATAATCATATTGTTGATGACTATGAGTATGCTCGTGGTAGTATGATTAATGTTATAGAAAAGGGACAAGAAGCTCTTACTGATATGTTAGACGTAGCACAAAGATCACAACATCCAAGAGGTTATGAAGTTGTAGCTACTTTAATTGGCACTTTAGCTAATGCTAATAAAGATCTTCTTGAATTAATTAAAAAGAAAAAAGATCTAGAACAAAATTTAGATGGTGGACCTTCTACAGTTAATAATAATCTTTATATTGGTTCAACAGCTGATTTATTAAAGCTACTTAAAAAACCTAATGAATGATGGATATCTTGGTAATACCAAGTTAAAAAAGCCTAATGTAAGGCATCAATATACACCAGAACAAGTAGAAGAGTATGTAAAGTGTGCTCAGAATCCTGTACATTTTGTGAAAACATATGTAAAAATCGTTCATGTGGATCGTGGTATTGTAAACTTTGATCTTTGGCCTTTTCAAGAAACATTTATATCAACTGCAATAAAAGAACGTTTTGTTGTAGCTAAAATGCCACGTCAGGTTGGTAAGACTACCACCATTGCTGCAATGATTCTTCATATGATTTTATTTACTGAGAATTATAACGTTGCTATCCTTGCCAACAAAGAAAAGCAATCAAAAGAAATACTTTCTAGAATTAAGCTCGCCTATGAAAACTTGCCTAAGTGGATGCAACAAGGTATTGTTGAGTGGAACAAAGGTAATATTGAATTAGAAAACGGATCTAAAGTTCTTGCAAGTTCAACAACTTCAAGTGCAATCCGTGGTGGATCTTTTAACTTAGTTTACTTGGACGAGTTTGCATTTGTTCCTGATAATATCCAAGAAGATTTCTTTAAATCTGTTTATCCAACTATTTCATCTGGACAAACAACTAAGATTCTAGTTACATCTACTCCTAATGGGCTTAATCTGTTTTATAAATTGTGGGTCGACAGTGAAGAAGGTAGAAACAATTTTAAGAGAGTTTCAGTACATTGGAGTGATGTACCAGGACGTGATGAAGCGTGGAAAGAAGAAACTATTAAAAATACTTCACAGGAACAGTTTAATATCGAGTTTGAATGTGAGTTCTTAGGCTCATCTAACACATTAATATCACCACAGACTATTAGAAGGTTGGTATTTAAAACACCCAATAAAGCCTCTGATGAAGGCCTTAGAATATATTCAGATCCTGTGCCTAATGGATTATATACAATGGTTGTTGATACGTCAAGAGGTAAAGGTTTGGACTACTCTGCATTTATTGTAGTAGATGTATCACAGGTGCCATATAAAACAGTAGCAACATTTAGAAATAACGAAGTACCTTCCATCATATATCCTACAGTTGTTGAACAAACAGCAAAATACTTTAACAATGCTCAAGTGCTAATTGAAACAAATGATGTAGGTCAACAAGTCGCTGATATCCTTAGAGATGATTTAGAATATGATAACATCATCTATACTACTTCAGACTCTAAGAATGGACAGATTATTACTGGTGGATTTAACGGTGTCAAGTCTCCTGGTGTGAAGACATCTAAGCAAGTGAAGAGAATTGGATGTCAAGTGTTTAAAACGTTATTGGAAAATAATAAACTTATTATCAATGACTATCATACGATCCAAGAGATTTCTAGATTCGCTTTGAAAGGTAGATCATATGAAGCTGAAGATGGAAATGATGATTTGGTGATGTGTCATGTGTTGTTTGCTTGGATGAGCACACAACCTTACTTCAGAGAACTTACAAGTATTGACTTGAGGTTAAAACTATATAATGAACAACAAAAAATGCTCGAAGAGAGCACTTTGCCTTTTGGTTTTATTAATGATGGTAACAAACAGGTACAAGAATTTGAAGTTGTAGAGCTTGAGAATATGAGTTTTGATGAGTGGATGAGGACGTAAAACCCTTGATTTATAAATACTTTGTAACCGTTCTTGTATAAATAAAATTCATTTTTTGGGAGATGAACATGCCTTTCCAAGTTAGTCCAGGCGTAAATGTATCAGAAATTGACCTGACTACGGTAGTTCCTGCAGTCTCTACAACAGAAGGTGCCTTTGCTGGTGTATTCCGTTGGGGTCCTGTTAGCGAGAGAGTTTTAATTGACTCTGAGCAAAGTCTAGTTGCTAGATTCGGAAGACCTACTAGTCACAACCCTGAAACATTCTTTACTGCCGCAAACTTTTTGTCTTATGGAAATAAATTATATGTAGTTAGGGTAGCTAATACAACTGGTAACGCTGATAGTTCAGGAGCAGTTGCATTTTCTGCTATAGCTAATTCAGGTGCAATCACAAATACACAACTTCAACAAGCAATTGTAAAAAACGAAGACTCATACGATTCTGCTACTTTTAATGCAAATGTCTTCTTTGTAGCAAAATATCCAGGTGACCTTGGTAATTCGTTAAAAATTTCTGTTTGTGATTCTTCAAATCAATTCAGCTCAAATGCTCACCTCAATAATGGTGATGCCAATATTGCAGCTGGTGAGCTTACGGCATCTATAGGGAATACAGTTCTCAGAATCTCATTATCTAATACTGCAACAGGTACTTTGGCTGAAGCTAACACCCAAGCAAATACATTAATTGAAACATTAACAGTAGGTGATTTTGTAAGAGTTGGTAATTCATCTATTGGTGAACAATATATGAAAGTATCTTCGGTAGATGCTGCTCCAACAGGAAATTCAACTCACAGATTCTTTGATATTACTTGTGAAACTAAATTCCAACTATCAACTGCATTTACAGGAAATACACTTCCAAGATTTTGGGAGTACTACAATACTGTTGATGGAGCTCCAGGACAATCTAATTATGTTCTAAATTTTGGTAACACAAGTGCTAATGATGAACTTCATGTGGTTGTTTCTGATGAAGATGGAGTTATTAGTGGTGTACCAGGTACAATTTTGGAAGTATTTGAAAGAGTATCAAGAGCTACGGACGCTAAATCTGATGATGGAGCGAGCATTTACTATAAAAATGCTCTCAATAATTCTTCAGCATATGTTTATTGGGGAAATCAAAGAAGTGGAGCTTCAGTAGCAAACGCCGCTTCAATCGCTTCTTCAACAAATAGCAAACCTCAAACGATAAGTTTCAATTCCGGAACAGATGCTAATAATGAAACAAACGTTGCTTTGGGTACATTGTTAGCTGGATACGATTTGTTTGCTTCTGCTGAAGACGTTGATGTCTCATTGATTCTAACTGGAAAATCCAGAGGTGGAACTAATGGAGAACAAATTGGAAATTATCTAATTGATAACATTGCAGAAGTTCGTAGAGATTGTGTTGTGTTTGTATCGCCAGATAAAGATGATGTAGTTAATAATGCTGGTGATGAAGGCAATGATGTTGTAACTTTCAGAAACAGCATGAGAAGTTCATCATATGCAGTTCTAGATTCTGGTTACAAATATCAATACGACAAGTATAATGATCTGTACCGTTGGATTCCTTTAAATGGTGACATTGCAGGTCTTTGTGTTAGAACAGATGATCAAAGAGATCCTTGGTTCTCACCTGCTGGATACAACAGAGGTCAAGTAAAGAATATTATTAAACTTGCTTTTAATCCAAGAAAAGCAGACAGGGATCTTCTTTATAAGAGTGGAATTAATCCTGTAGTAACATTCCCAGGTCAGGGAACAGTTCTATTTGGTGATAAGACACTACTTGCCAAACCAAGCGCTTTTGATAGAATCAACGTTCGTAGATTGTTTATCGTTCTTGAAAAAGCAATTGCAACAGCTTCTAAATTTACATTGTTTGAATTTAATGATGACTTTACGAGAGCTCAGTTTAGAAATCTTGTAGAACCATTCCTACGTGATGTACAAGGTCGTCGTGGAATTTATGACTTTAAAGTAGTTTGTGATACAACTAACAATACAGGAGAAGTTATTGATAGAAACGAGTTTGTAGGGGACATTTACATTAAGCCAGCCAAGTCAATTAACTTTATTCAGTTAAACTTCGTAGCAGTTCGAACAGGCGTCGAGTTTTCGGAAGTCGTAGGACAGTTCTGATATACTTAAAAAGGCTCCTTAAGGAGCCTTTTTTTAACTATATATATTAATATTATTCAATAAAGGTGATAAATGTCTTTGTTAAAATACCAAGCTCCTCCTAAAGAAATTTTGATTGATATGCATGTTAATCAAAAAAAATCAAGGACGCATATCGAAGAATTTTTTGGAGTGACAGGTCCTGTAGTTATTAGATGGTTTAAAGAATATAATATTAAATTTATTGGAAGAAAAGAAAGATCTAGACCAACTGTAGAAACTCTTATTAATTTGCATGTAAATCAGAAAAAGACTATTCAAGAAATATCGCAGATTTACAATACTGCTCAAAGATATGTTACTTCATGGTTTAATTATTATAATATAGAAATTATAAGGTATAGAAAAAAAAGAAAACTCAAAGTTTCAAAAGAACAATTAGTATCAATGCATCATGAAAGTGAGATGTCCCTCAAAGAAATATCAGAACGGTTAGGAGTGTCTGACGTCATTGTAGGTTCTTGGTTTGAACAATATGACATAGAAAAAAAGATTTTCAATAAAAATTCACCAACTTTAAAAGCAGAAATACAAATTTCAGAGTTCGTTGGATCTATAGGATTCAAACCGATTAAAACCAGATCAGTTTTGCCAAATAGATTAGAACTAGATGTTTACATCCCAGAAAAAAAATTTGCTATCGAACATTGTGGTCTGTACTGGCATAGTGATAATAGACTTCCTGTAGCATACCATGCAGTCAAACATCAATATGCTACGATAAACGGTATTACATTATTTACATTGTTTGAAGATGAATGGATAGAAAAAAAGCCTATTGTTAAATCAATGATAACAGGCAAGTTGGGTGTATCAAAAAAAATTGGGGCAAGAAAATGTCAGGTCAGATTAATAGACAATGATATAGCTAAGAATTTTTTTAGACAGACTCATTTGCAAGGTGCTCCTAATAAAATTAAAATAGCTTTTGGATTATTTTTTAATAACCTTCTTGTAAGCTGCATGAGTTTTGGTGATCACCCAAGAAGAATAAACAATAACGAAATTATTCTTCAACGTTTTTCTTCTATTTTAAATACTGTTATAGTTGGCGGCGCTAGCAAACTTTTTAAATATGCTGTCACTGATGGTACAATAAAAAATTGTAATATTATTACGTGGTCTGATAACAGATATTCAACTGGTAATGTTTACAAACAACTTGGATTTATCAAAGATCAGGAATTGCCATGTGACTATTATTATGTTAAAGGACAACAGAGATTTCCTAAACAAAGATTTCAAAAAAGGTTTACTAATTGTCCTAAAGATAAAACGGAATATCAATTTGCTCTTGAGAATGGGTATTCAAGAATATGGGATTGTGGAAAAATTCGTTGGTTAAAAACATACAACAAAAATGAACAAACACTAACATAGTTTTGTTATAAATAAAACATATAGAGGAGAAACAACATGGCTTTCAATGTAAACGAGATCAGAAGTCAACTTACTCTTGGGGGAGCGAGACAATCGCTTTTCCAAGTGCAGTTCACTAATCCTGCAAACTCAGTTGCTGATATTAAAGTTCCTTTTTTATGTAAAGCATCTCAAATTCCTGCATCAACTTTAGGATTAATTGAAGTACCTTACTTCGGTCGAAAAGTTAGACTTGCAGGAGATAGAGTATTCGCTGATTGGTCAGTTACTGTAATCAACGACGAAGACTTTTTAATTAGAAATGCAATTGAAGAATGGTCTGCTACAATCAATTCTCACCAAGGTAACTTGAGAGGATTTGGAGCTGCTAGTCCATTACTTTACAAATCAACTGCTGAGGTAACCCAGTTTTCTAAGACAGGTGCAATATTAAGAAAATATAAATTCAATGGTATATTTCCAACAGAAATATCTCCAATAGAGATGTCTTGGGAATCAACTGATGCTATTGAAGAGTTTAATGTTACCTTCCAATATGATTGGTGGGAGGTATCTGGTGGTATTACTGGCCAAGCCGGTACTACTACCTAATATATAAGGTGGGGCTTTCGAGTCCCACCAATATGGAGTAAATATGGTACAATTATTCGGGTTTGAGATACGCCGAAAAGGTCAAACTCAAACCCAAGAGGAAGAAAAACTACAAACTTTTGCACCAAAGCAAGAAGACGATGGTGCTCTTGTCGTTGCTTCAGGAGGAGCATACGGCACATATGTTGATCTAGAGGGATCTGCCAGAACAGAAGCAGAACTGGTTACCAAATATAGAGACATGATCCAGCATCCAGAAGTGGAAAGTGCTGTAGATGATGTTGTTAATGAAGCAATTGTTGTTGAACGTGGTGTCAACACAGTAGAAATAAATTTAGATCAAACTAAAATATCAGCAAACATAAAGAAACTTATC